GTTAAACAATGGTTGATACTCCCAAGAATGTAGTCTGTATAGCTGAGGGCTGCAGGAAAAGATTAAAGGGTAAGCAACGCAAATTCTGTTCCCCTACCTGCCAAAAACGACAGTTTGCTAGAGATAAATATTACAACAAGCAAGATGACGTAAAACCTATTAATATAGAACGTAAGTCTGACGAAGGCGACTACGCTTCTGTTAGACGAGGACAGCATTACCGAGCTTTCGTAAGCGAAGGTATAGCTGATGAAGTTGCAACTGGCGATATGACAGTAGCACACGCAGCTTCCCTCCTTGGTTGCACTTCTGCTACTGTCAGTCGCATGCTTGCTGCCTACAAGATAGACAGTAGAAACGCAATAGCAGCAGAAGATTGGGAAATATCAGCAGATGCACAAAGTGCATTAGAAAATTTTTCCGACTTCCGACACAAATATTTTCGCACCGAACTAGGCAAACATTATGACACTGCACCTTTTCACACTAACTGGATAAATAACATTATAGATTCTATAGAAAACGGTAAAGAATTATTGATACTGTCACCCCCACGACATGGAAAGACAGAGTTATTAATACACTTTGCTGTATATCAGATATGTAAAAACCCTAACGTACGTATTATGTGGGTAGGTGGTAACGAAGACATAGCTAAAAACGCATTATCTGCTGTACTTGACGTACTAGATACTAATGAAGAACTTAGAGAAGATTTCTGTCCACCTGGTCAATCATTTAAACCAGATAACAGGTCAGGTAAAAACTGGTCACAAAACCAATTTACTGTAGGTACTAGAACAGTTGCAGGTATTAAATCACCTACTATGGTTGCTGTAGGTAAGGGTGGTAAGATTCTATCACGTGACTGTGACATAATTATTGCAGACGACATTGAAGACCACCAAACTACTATGCAACCTGGTGCTAGAGAAAGTACAAGACAATGGTGGACTACTACATTATCTAGTCGTAAAGAGGAACATACTGCTGTTGTTGTAATTGGTTCAAGACAGCACCCTGATGATTTATATAACCACTTACTTGAATCAGATAACTTTACAAGCATAGTAGAAACTGCACATGCATTAGAGTGTCAAATACCAGAACATTTAGAAGAAGAACATACTGATTGTATGTTATGGCCAGGTAAAAGAACTTTTAAATGGTTAATGTCTAGGTTACATTCTGCTGAATCTACAGGTGGTAGGCAAACATTTGAGATGGTTTATTTTAATCAAGCATATGTAGAAGGTACGCAAATATTTACTATGAACATGATTGACCAATGTATGCGACCTGATTTAGTACTAGGGCAGGTATATAAAAACTTATATCTTGTTGCTGGACTAGACCCTGCATCAAGTGGTTACCAAGCATCTGTACTTTGGGGTATAGACCAATACAGAGGTGAGTTGTATTTAGTTGATTTAGAAAACAGACGTGGTGGTGGTATTAGAGCTGCGTTAGACCAAATGGCAATATGGTTACACGAGTACGATTGTAGACATTGGATAGTAGAAGAAAACGGATTTCAATCTGCTATACGACAAGATGCTGCAATAAAAGAATTTACATTACGTACTGGTATAACTGTACAAGGTCATTTAACAGGTAAAAATAAACATGACCCATTGTATGGTGTTGGTGCTATGGCAGATTTGTTTGAAGATAAAAGAATACATCTACCTGTTGGTGATGGAGAATCTAATGCTAAAATACAGAAATACAGACAACAACTGTTATACTTTGATGGTAAACCTGTTTCTAAACGAAACAAAGAGAAGACTGACATAGTTATGGCTAGTTGGTTTCCAATGAAAGTTTTTAGGCGTATGCAAAAAGCATACTGCCAACATAGGATTAGATTATAATCCTAGTTATGGAGATTATAAGATGACGGAGATAAACGAAGCACCATGGGCATAGAAAACTTAGATGTTAAAACTTATGACGAGATAGTTAGAAACGCTGCTGAACTTACATCAGGTAAGTTAGTACAAGAAAGACAAGTACAGAAAGCTAGAATAAAAGCTATTCTTAATGGTGGTGCAGATGGCATTAAAGCATTGTTAGGTAATACAATGGAAACCTCTGATGCTGATTTATTACCAGCTCCTAATATGTTGCAATCTGGTATTGACCGACTTGCACAAAAGATTTCAGGTATACCACAAGTTAGAGTTGATGTACCTAATGAAAATGATTCTACTAGAAGTAAAGTACGTGCAGAAAAATTAGAACGTATTGTTACTAACTATGATGAAAAACAAAACTTATTAGGTCAACTACAACAAGCAGCTAGATGGTTACCTGGTTATGGTTACTGTGCTTGGGTTATTACAACTAAACGTGATACTAATGGTTTCTTTTATCCTAGTGCAGAGTTACGTGACCCTTATGATACTTTTGTAGGTAACTTAGGTCCTGACCAACAACCAAGAGAAATGGCTGTTATTAGACGTGTACCTAGATATAAACTTGCACAAATTTATCCAGAGTTTGCAGAACAAATTTTAAAACAAGATGAAGATGCTGAAGAAGCAACACCTGATACTGCTACACCATTTTTGTCATATGAAAACAACAGAGAACAAGCTTGGGAAGACAATACTTACTCTGGTGTAAGAATTATTGAGTACTACGATATGGGTGGTACTTATGTAGTATTCCCAGAACGTAATATGATTTTAGATTTTATACCTAACGTTCTATCAACTCCACCATTTGTATTTATGAAGCGTGTGTCTTTTGACCAACTAAAAGGACAATATGACCATGTTATAGGTTTGATGGCAATGATGGCAAAGATAAACATTATGTCAGCAATAGCAATGGAAGATTCTGTGTTTACAGAAACTAACATATCAGGAGAGATAGAATCTGGACAATATAGAAAAGGTCGATTTGCAGTTAATTATCTAGCTCCTGGTACACAAGTTTCTAAACCAATGAATAATATTCCATATCAATTGTTTCAACAAGTCGATAGACTTGAAAGACAATTACGTATGGTAGGTGGCTACCCTGTTACTGATGATAGTCAATCACCTAACAGTTTTGTTACTGGTGCTGGTTTATCAGAACTTAACAGCACAATGTCACTTATGATTTCAGAATATAGAGATATTATCAAAACAGCTATGGTACAAATGGACCAAAAGAGATTAGAGATGGATGTAGTTCTATCATACTCACAAGGTGTTAGTAAAAAACCTATGGCTGGTTTCTTAAATGGTTCTGCATTTAGTGAAAACTATCAACCACTTAGTGATATTGGTGGTGACTTTAAAACTAGACGTATCTATGGAGTTATGGCTGGTTTTGATGAACCACAAAAAATTGTAACTGGATTGCAATTATTACAAGCAGGTGTTATAGACGTAGAAACATTACAAGATAATATTGATGGTTTAGAAAACATAGCAAAAGTACAAGAACGTATTAGAAAAAATAAAGCCGAACAAGTATTGTTTGATAGTATTTTAGCAAGGTCTGCTCAAGGTGATGCTGCAGCTACAATGGCTGCAATAGCTATTTACGAGTATCCATCTGCAATAACAGAGATTATGAAGCAGTTCTATACTCCACAAGAGCCACAGATGTCACCTGAAGAAGAAGCTATGATACAACAACAAATGATGCAACAGCAATTAGGAGGACAAGGTGGAGTACCAACAATGGCACAGGCATTTGGAATATAAAAAAATGCAAGATTATTTTGATGTAGAGTTTTGGGACTTAGTATACGAGGAATATGGTGTAACAGACGAATTAGATATATTGTCTGAAAATGTAACAGAGATTATTACACCTACACCAGGAATAATAATTCTTATTACTCAGGAGTTTTATGGCAAAGAATAGACGTGGCGGATATAGACAACCTAGTAAACCTGCTGCAGTAGCTACACCACAAGGTGGGCAAAGAACTGATGGTGGACCAGGAAGTAGTAAACAACCTCTTAGAAGGTTACCTGATGCTGAATATGGTCAAAATAAAGCTTTTGTTCAACAACAACAAGCCGCTCCCCTACCACAACAAAACCCTATTCCTGTATCTCCAAATGTTTTTGCACCAACAGAAAGACCAGGAGAACCTGTAACTCAAGGACAACCAATAGGGGAGGGTAGTGGTCCTAGACAACAAATAGCAGATAATACAGATGTTATACTTCAAGCACTATATCAAATAAATCCAACACCTACATTATTGGAGATTATCAACAATAGGAATATTTAATGGCATTTATACTCAACGATAGAAATGAGTATTATGACATACTCAATGCACGTAAACAAGTAGAACTACAAGTTAGTCAGTATAATGCTTTAGCACAAACAAATCCTGAACAAGTTATACAAAATCTAGAAAAATACCCTACTGAATTAGATACTGGTACTGCATTAGGTATGAG